GGAATACCCGAACAAGAAGAACAAGCAGACCGCCATGGCGCGATGGGACAGGATGCGCGTGACGGCAGAGCTTTATAAAAAAATCATGGAGGGGCTGAAAAGAGCGCAGCGCAGCAGAGAATGGGCGGAGCAGGACGGAAGATACATTCCCCACCCGGCAAGCTGGCTGCACGCAGGGGGCTGGGAAAACGAATACCGCCCGCTTGCGCCGGAGAAGCCAACGCCGCCGCCCGGAGCATCCTGCAACGATGCCCTTGCAAGCCGCAGGGGACTGGTCGGCGGCTAAGGGGAAGGAGCGTGAAGCAGGATGGACGCACTGAAGGATTTACACAGCGAGGAGACGGAGCGCGCGGCACTGGGGTGCATGCTTCTGGACAGGAGCGCGGCGGCACTGGGGAAAACGATGCTGCAGGCGGAGGACTTTTACACGCCAATGTATCGAATGATTTTCGAGGCGATGCAGGGAGTAGAGGAGATCGACGCGGTGACGGTGATGAACGAGCTGGCGCGCAGGGGCGAGGCGGAGAGGATCGGGCTTGACCGGATTGCGGGGATTGCTATGGGGATATCCACGAGCGTTTACCTGCGCAGCTACATAGACGACCTAAAGCGGCTTGCCTACCTGAGGCGGGTGGTGCGGACGGCGCAGGAGATGGCACAGGCGGCATACCGACAGGACATTGGCGGGATTGACCGGAGCATGGCGGCCATGCGCGGGGACGGCTGGGGCAGCGCGGAGATTGTGACGCTGGCGGATGCCACGGAAAAGCACATTCGCGAAATTGCGGCGTTACGGGAAAGCGGCAAGAAAATCGTCGGCTTGCCGACGGGCTTCACTGACCTTGACCTGATGCTTGGGGGGCTGCGGAACGGGGATTTCTGCATTCTGGCGGCAAGACCGAGCATGGGCAAGAGCGCGCTTGCCTTGGACATTGCGAAGCACGCGCAGAAAAGCCTGACGGAGCAGGCGGACAGGGTGGTTTTTTTCTCACTGGAAATGCCGGACAAGAGCCTAGGAAACCGCGGCTACACATCGGAATTTTTGATTGACAACGACCGCTTTGCCGTTGGGGCGAATGATGCGGCATGGCAGGAGACGCTGCGAGGGGTGGCAGAAAACCGCGCGGACTACGAAAGCGGCGCAGGACGGATGATCATCCGAGACGAGACGGGGCAGACGGTGGAGAAGATGAGCGCGTTTCTGCATGGCTTACAGGGGCAGGGGATTCGCCCGCGGTTCATCGTGGTAGACTATTTACAGCTCATCGTGAGCAAGGGGCAGGACAGGGTGCGCGAGGTTGGCGCAATCAGCCGCGGCTTAAAGCAGATGGCGCGGGACTGGGACTGCCCGGTTCTGGCACTTTCCCAGCTGAGCCGAGGACCGGAAGGGCGCGTTGATCATCGACCGATGCTTTCCGACCTACGGGACAGCGGCGACATTGAGCAGGATGCGGATGTGATTCTGTTCCTCTACCGTGACGAATATTATTTCCCGGACACGGAGAAGAAAAACTGTGCGGAGCTGAACATTGCGAAGCAGCGAAACGGCCCGACCGGCACGATTGCGCTGACATGGATGCCGAGAAGCACGACCTTCCGCAGCGCGGCAGGCTTCCGGGAGACGAAGGAAGCACCGCCAAAGGAATGGGTGCAGGAACATCTTTGATTTCAAGGCGGACGAGGTGATAACATGAAAAACGAGAAGCAGGAAAGCCCGGCGGCAGAAATTCTCTGGCTGCGAGGGCTTCGCGCCTTTGTGGCGGAAAACAGTACAGAGCGGCTTTTGGCGGAGGCGGATGCCCTAGATGCGGCACGCGTGGAGACGGAGGCGGACAAGCAGGCGCTTTTCCTGCGGACGCTTACGCTGATAGAGAGAGGGGAGAAGGCGGACTTTTACAGCCGAGTGCTGCAATATGCGGAGCTGAGAGAAAGAGGGGAGAGGGGCGGCGCGGAGCAGGCAATCCGCAGGCATTGGGGGGAGCTGCAGCAGATGGAAAGAGGGATTTCGGAGCATTATGAAAAGCTGAGGGAGGGGTGCAGGTGACAACAAAGAAAGAGATGGCGCGGCTGATAGAGCAGATGGCGGACACACCGGAGGCAACGCAATGGCTGCGGGAGAGAAACGAGGCAATGCGCAGGAGCCTGCGGGACATTTCGCTTTCTGCGGTGCAATATGACGCAGCGGGGGGCAGGAGCGGTCACGGAGACAGCACAGCCGAAAAGGTTTTGAAGCGAGCGGAGACGGAGGAGCGGATCCGCACCAACGAAAGAGCGATTCGAGACAGGCTGCGGCTGCACTCTGACCTCAGCCTTGTGATGGCGGAGGCGCTGACAACGGAGGAGCGGACAATCATCTGGGGGAAGCATGCGGAGCGCCTGGCATGGGAGCGGGTGGCACGGAAGGCGAGACTTTCCAGAACTGCCTGCTTTCGGAAGGAGGCGGAGGGGATGGAGAAGCTTTGCAGGGCTTGGGATGTGCATAGGGAGAAGGAGGAAAAAGAAAAAAGCAAGGATGTTTAATCCTTGCTTTTTTTTAATGCTGCTGTTTTGTGGGTGAAAGAGTTTCCTGCCTGATTGCATCCAGCTTTTCCAAAATGAGCAGCTTCGCCCCGTGTGGCTTTTATTCGACTGCTACCAGTTCCATGCCATCGGATGCCACATCCGGCAGGAAGGTGCCCAAGCTATCGAACGGGATAAACAGGTTTTTCCCATCGAAGCTTTGGAAGTGTGCAAGCGTTCCGGCTTCTATCATGACATATTCATTGAAATCCGCAAAGTTGAAATAGATCCCGCCGATATGGTAATATGCCGCAGCCTCTGCGGCGGTTTCCTGCTTGAGCTGTGCAAGGGTCATTGTGAGTTGTCCGTTTTCGTCTCTGTATCGTTTCATGGTGGTTGCTCCTTTCGTTGTTCTTATACAAGTACCACAAATTTTTTTGTAGGATTATCTTTCACAAGTTTCTTGATTGCATTATTTAGTTTTCTTGTTGTAAAATCATCAGCATACCAAGTTTTTATAATATGGGATTCGTTGCCTTTTTCTACGAGAGAAACGATATTTGCTACTTTCTTGATTGTTACTGTCTCATGATTTCATCCTCCTTTGGTTTTGCGGTTTTCTTAACTTCTTGTACTTAGTATATCACTAGAAATAGTGATAGTCTATTGACATTATCACTAAAATTAGTGACGGTGATTTGTGCATATTATCACTTGAAATAGTGATATACTTTTGTTATGATAAGAATACGAAAGAAGGAGGTGCATAAAATGGGTATCAGCTATGACAAAATGCTGAAGCTATTCCAAGAAAGGGGTATCACAAGCTACACGATGAGGAAAGAAAAAATCATCGGGCAGGCAACTTGGAAGAAGATTCAGGAGGGCGGAAACATTGACACAAAGAGTCTGGGTGCCTTATGTGGGTTTCTGGACTGCCAGCCGGGGGATTTACTGGAATATGTGAAGGATTGAAAGGAAGTGGATGGAATGAGTGAGAGAGAAATGGCGGCAAGCTTACTGGAAAGAGTACCGGATTACAAGATGGGCTATGTATTGGCATATTTACAGGGGATAACAGCGGACGAGGCTGCGGATGATGCTTTTTGTGAAAGGATGTACGAAAGCTATCGGAATGACCCCGATCCGGAGAAAGACGTTACCTATTCTTTAGAGGAGTGCAAAAAGGAATGGGGGCTTGATTGATGTACAGAATCATCATCAAAAAGAGGGCGAAGAAATTCATTGACAAGCTGCCCAAGCAGGAGAAGCTCCGCCTTGTAACAGCCATTGAAGAATTACCGAACGGCAGCGACATCAAGAGAATGAAAGGGCATGACGACCTGATGCGGCTGCGTGTGGGTGATTATCGTGTAGTTTATACGGTAGACAACGGAGAATTGATTGTATTAGTAATTGATGCAGGAAACAGGGGAGAAATTTACAACAGATATTGAACGGAAAGCGCTGCGGAAATGCAGCGTTTTTTTATTTTCTGCGAAAAAATGTACGATTTGGGACGATTTGGGACGATTTGGAACGATTTTGTACGATTTGGAACGATTTTGTACGATTGATATGATATAGTGGTATACAGGAGAGCTCGCGAGGGTTCTCCTGTTTCATTTTATTCCTCCTGGGGCGGCTGCCGATTTCGGCGGCTGCCTTCCCTGCATAAAGAGGGGGGAGGGGCTGCATAAAATGCGCCAAAGCGGCATTTCAGGGGGGTTATTTAACTCTTTGGGGAAGTGTTAAGCAGAGGCGGCGGAAAAAGGGTTTCTTCCTAATAAGGCGGAGAAAAAGAAATATTTAACACAATGTTATGTTATGTTAAATAAAAAAAGAGCGAGGAAAGCGGCGAAAAGTATTGAGATTTCGGGCTTTCTTGGCTCTTTTGCATTTATGCGGCATTATGCGCGCGGAAATTTATGCAAAAAAAAATCGGCACCGAAAATGGCAAAGTGCCGAAAAAAGGGGGGTGAAAAGGTGGCGAGCAGCAACGAAAAAAAGATTTATGAAAACATGAAAAGCCTTGAAGAATGGGCATTTGCGGGGCTTTCACAAAAAGAAATGGCGGAAATGCTGGGGATGGCATATTCAACATTTCGGGAGCTGCGGAAGAAAATTCCGGCACTTTCGGCACTCTTGAAAAAAAGTGCCGATTTTTTAAAAGCGGAGCAGAAGAAGGAAGTTGAGAGCGTGGAGGTTTCGCTTTTAAACCGATGCTTAGGCTACAACGCGGACATCAAGAAGCACATGAAGGTGAAGAAGCCGATGCAGGGAGCAGACGGCAAGGTTCTGATGGACGCGAACGGGAAGGTAATCACGGAGGAAGTGCTGGAGGAAGTGACGGAGCAGCAGCACGTTCCTGCGGACGTAGGGGCAATCAAATTTTATCTTTTGAACAAAGCAAAGGACAAATGGAAGGAGAACCCCGACAGGCTGGAGCTGGAGAAGAAGCGCGTGGCGAACGACACGAAGCGGACGAAGCTGGCGGAGCAGGCGGCGAGCGGCGGCGGCGTGAGCGGAAAGACGATAGAAGAAATCTTAGAGGAAGCGGAAAGCGGTGGAGCAGATGCCGAAGTATGACGTTTTACGAGATGCGAAGAAATACATTGAAGCCTTTCTTTGCATCAAGACAAAGGAAAGCGAGATTGTACCCTTCCGGCTGAACTCTGCGCAGAAGCGATTATATGAGTGCATCAAGGAGCAGCAGGCTGCCGGCAAGCCGATCCGCATTATCATACTGAAAAGTAGGCAGATGGGGTTTTCCACGCTGACGGAGGCGTTAATTTATTACAAAACGGCGACCAGAAGCAACGTGAACAGCTTTATCATCACGCACAAAGACGATGCGACAACGAACCTTTTCAACATGAGCAAGCTCTTTCAGGAGAGAAACCCGGCGAGACCGCTTTTAAAGAACAGCAACGCCAAAGAACTGATTTTTGAGAATCCCACGAAGAACCGGAGGGAGAAGGAACGGCTGCCGGGGCTGAAAAGCAAGATAAAATGCGCGACAGCCGGGGGGAAGGGCGTGGGGCGAAGCGACACCTTAACAAACGTGCATGCCTCGGAGCTTGCCTTCTGGCCGGGAGCGATTGCGGAGACCTACGCCGGACTGATGCAGGCGGTGCCGGCGACAAAGGACAGCATGGTAATCATAGAGAGCACGGCGAAGGGGTTCAACTTCTTCAAGGAGATGTGGGACGATGCGGTTGCTGGGCGAAATGACTATGTACCCTTTTTTGCGGCATGGTTTGAAATGGACGAATACCGCAGGGACTACCACGGGGAGCAGCTGACGGAGGAGGAAGAAGCGCTCAAGGCTGCTTTTGGCTTGGACAACGAGCAGCTGATGTGGCGCAGATGGTGCATCCGTAACAACTGCAACAATGACATGGATCTATTCCACCAAGAATACCCTTCAACACCGGAGGAGGCATTTATTGCAACGGGTGCAGGGGTATTTGACAACAAGGCAATCATCATACGGCTGCGGACGATGGAGGAGAGCCCCAGAAGGGGACGCTTCACCTACGAGGAGACACAGGAGAGGCTTGACCGTATTCTTTTGCAGGAGCGGCGCTTTACCGAGGACGAAAAGGGGGAGATTCTTCTTTTCAAGGAGCCGGAGCAGGGCAGACCCTACACGCTGGGAGGAGACACGGCAGGGGAAGGGAGCGATTCCTTCACGGTGCAGGTGATTGACAACATTACAGGGGAGCAGATGGCGCGGCTGAAATGGCAGAGCTGCGACGAGGACAGCTATGCAAAGCAGGTCTACTGCCTTGGCAGGTACTACAATGACGCACTGGCGGCGGTGGAGACGAACTTTTCCACGCACCCACAGAAGGTATTGGAATACTTACATTACCCGAAGCTTTATGTAAGGGAGATTTACGACAACTACGAGGGCAGGCTTCGGAAAAGCTTTGGCTTCCAGACGAACGGACTGACACGCCCTGTACTGGTGGCAACGATGCAGGAATTCATGCGGAGCAACCTACACCTAGTGCATGACAGGGACACGCTGCATGAAATGCTTTCCTTCATTCGCAACGAAAAGGGGAGAGCGGAGGCGGAGCAGGGCGAGCATGACGACCTTGTGATGGCTTACGGCATTGCACTGATGGCAAGGGCGAGCGGACAGCAGCGGATGGACATGCCGGAGGAAAAGAAGGAGAAGAAA